TCACCCCAGTTTCGCCGGGATTGACAAACGTGATACCGAAATCTTGATTGGCGCCCCACCACGACCAATTGCCGGACGTGCCGTTGATCGAATAGGCCGTCACTGTCGGCGCAGCGCGCATGGTCACCGGGAAGCGCCAGTTCCAGACGTTGTTGCCCTGGCCCGACGCCCATGAATTGGATTCGATCATGCCGGGGTTCGCCCCGCTCGCTCCCGGCGCCGTAACCTGATTATAGGTTTTGCAGTAATATCGCTGGCAAAGCTGGAGTTCGACCGGGAGAGGCCGGCGCTCGAACGCCGAGGCCTGTGTCCCGGCTTCAAGCTGCACGCCGGTAAACACCGCCGCCGCCGACATTGTGCCCGCGACGTTGACGCAGCCCGGCGGCGACAGGAAGTTGCCCGCCGCCCAGGCATTCGCGGCGCCTAGGAAAGTGGTCCCCACGCCGAGGCCGAATTGAATATTGAGACCGGTAGTGTTGCCTGTCACCCAGTTCCCGGCCGTATCACCGGGGATCGGGATTTGGAAGAAGGTCCAAACGTTTCCTGGCGGCACGACATAGCTGAACGGGTAACTGCGATCCGCCCCGCCATTACGCACCGCGCCGCCATAGGTCCCCGCTATCGAGTGTTTCGCCCAGAAGCTCAACACTACAGGCCGAGCGTTCGCCGAACCCCACATCAGATCAGCGATATTGACACCTTCAACCGTCTGACCAAAAGTGAAGTATTCACCAGCAGCAGGAACGTTAACGACAATAGTTTGTAACCCGAAATAGTTGGTGAAGCCCTGACCGGGCGGCGGTGCGGGGCCAAACAGATCACGGCCGGTCTGAAATTTGAGCGCCTGCACACAAAGGAACTGCCAACGGTCGATCAAGTAAGTGAACCCGGAAGGCGTGCCGGTCGGATTGCCCGCGTGGCGCTGGTCAATGCGCATGTCGCCGTTGATCAGGCGGTTGCGCCAAGGGTAGGCCCCGGCAGAGACCGCCGCCGTAGCGGTGGCGACGAACGCCGTGCTGGCCGGCTTGGTCGAATTGTCGGTCGGCGGCTGGGTCGGGGCGACCGCATTGGCGAGGTTGATCGCCGAGGGCGTGCCGAGGTTGGGGGTGGTCAAGACCGCGTTGGTGGCCAAGACGATGGCGCCGGCGCCAGTGACCGGCTGCCCGAGGGCGGCGGCGACGCCGGTTCCGAGGCCGGTCAGGGCGGTCACCGGATAGTTGGTGGCGTGGGTCAGGTCGGCCGAGGCCGGCTGGCCGAGGTTGGGGGCCACCAGAGTCGGGCCGGTTTGCAGCACCATCGAGCCCGAGCCGGTGACCGGCTGGGCCAGGGCGGCGCCGACGCCGACGCCGAGGCCAGCCAGGCCGCTGACCGGATAGCCGGAGGCATTGGACAGGTCGAGGTTGCTGGGCGTGCCGAGGTCGGCGTCGATCAGCTGGGCCCCGGTCTGGGCGATCAGCGGGCCCTGGCCGCTGACCCCAATGAAATCCTGCTTGGTGGCGAAGGCCGCGTTCAGCTGGGCGGCGGCGAGCGGCTGGCCGAAGGCGAAGCCGCCGGGGCTGCCGGCCCCGCCGATGGGCGCGGCGGCTCTAGGTGAGGACATCGGAGCCATCCATCAGCGAGACGTCGAGGTAGAACACTTGCAGGTCCGGGCCGCTGTCGGCGCGGTCGCCCTGGATGATGTCGAGGCGCACATTGCCGAGCCGCCAGGTCCCGTCGCCGGAGTAGCGGGTCCTGATCTCGGTGGCCTGGAACAGCTGGTCGGTGGGGCTGACCAGCGACACCGATGGCAGGGCGGTCTCGGGGCCGTTGGGCCACATGCGCAGGAAGAAGTTGGCTTGCAGCTGGCCGTCGGTGGTCTGGTCGGGCACGACCCGCTGCACCTCGGCCATGAAATCGCCCTGGCCGATCTCAAACGGGCCGGTTTCCAGGTAGGGCGTGGCGCCCTGGCGATAGATGCCGGTTTCGTGCTCCCACAGGCGGTTGTTGTTGCAGACCATCAGCGGGTTGATGAACACCCCGCGATTGTCGCCGCACAGGCGCGGCAGCTTGCCGAAGCTCCACACGTTGCGGCCGAGCCTCTGGCTTTCGCGGTAGGCCCAGCAGACATAGGAGTCGATCTCGATGGAGGAGGCCGACGGGAACATCCACCAGACCTCGCCCTGAGAGGCCAGGTGGATGGCGCTGACCTTGCTCTGCTGGCTGACGTTGAGGGTGGCCACATAGTCGAGCACGTCGCAGTCGAGCGGCTGCACCGACTGGCCGTCGAACAGGAAAAACACGGCGTCCTTGGCCATCCACGCGGCCATCGAGTCATGGGCGGCCACCGCCCCGACGGCGATCACGCCGCAGCCCTGGCCGACCCGTTCGAAGCCATAGACCAGCGGCGAGCCGATGTAGGTGACCAGCCAGCAATTGCTGTCGGTGAACAGCAGCACCCCGCCGCGCACGGTGATGGCGCAGCGCAGCACGCCGGGGCCCGATAGCTCGAAATCGCCGGCCTGGTTGGCGGTGCTCGGGGTCCAGTCGGTGAGGTTCTGCTGGTCGCACCAGGCCAGGGACCGGCCGTCGCCATCGGCCCCCAGGGCGAACAGGAACCCCTCTTGCGTCACCCGCAGGCCGGCGCAGCCGGTCGGGGCATTGGCCACCAGCTGGGCCGGCGTGGCCACATTGAGGGTCCACTGGTAGATTTTGCCGTCGGCGCTGGAGCAGGCCACCAGGTTCTCGCCGAAGTTGTCGAGCGACCACACGGTGGCCGGGACATAGGGGGTGGTGGCCGGCGGCGGCACGCCGTAGTAGCCGCCGCCATAGGTCGAGCCGCCGTAGCCGAGGTTGCGGGTGGCGTCGTCGAGGCCCGCCGTCAGCCCGGCCGGGGTGATGTCGTGGCTGACCCCGTCCTCGGTCTGCACGAACAGCCCTTGCGAGGTGCCCACCGCCACCCAGCCGTTGCCCGAGAGGTCGCGCCAGGTGTGGATGGCCCGGCCCTTGCCGTTGAACGGGGTCTGGTTGGGGCTGCGCAGCTGCCAGCCGCCGACCGGCTTGACCTGGTCCTGCTGGAAACGCACCAGCGAGCCGTCGTACCACTTGCCCTTGCTCTGATAGACGGTGCCGTTGCGGTAGAGCCCCGCCGGCGCCGTGATCTGCACGTTGGACGGGTCAGGCATGACAGGGCTTTGGCATGATCAGGTCTTGATGATGCGGGTGGCCGCCAGATAGGGCGGCGTGGTCGGAATGGCGGTCAGGGTGTGGGCGTGCGGGCTGCCGCCGGCTGAGGCCTGGATGCTGACCCCGCTATAGGCGCCGTCGAGGGTGATGCCGGTGCCGCTGGCCTGGAGGCTGATGTTGCTGGGGCCGGTGGCGACGGTGACGCCGGTGGCGGCGTTGCTGGTGACCGGGTTGTTGAGCACGCCCACCGAGCCGACGCCGCTGAGGCCGAAGGCGGTGCCCGGCGCGAAGGTGTTGCTGACGATGGGGCCGGCGCCGCTGAGCGTCTGGTGGGCGTGGGTCGGGTCGTTGACGCCGTGGCCATGCCAGCCATCGGTGACGCCATGGTTGTGGGTCGGGTCGTGCAGGGCGTGGTAGTGGATCGGGTCGTTGACCCCGTGGCCGTGCACCGGGCCCTCGGCGGCGCTGAGGGCGTGGCCGTCGGTCGAGCCGGAGAAGCTGTAGGCCCCGCCAACCGAGGCCAGGGCGAAGCCGGGCCCGGCGCCGATGGTGAAGCGCCCGCGCGAGTCCGGCAGGTTGAAGGTGGTGCCGCCGTCGCCGGCGCCATAGGTGGTGCCGATGGCGGCGAACAGGCTGGCATAGGTCGAGCGGCTGACCGCCGAGCCATCCTCCAGCAGGAAGCCGCTCGGGGCGGTCGCGCCCCGGTAGGTGAACGACACCCCTGGCGGCACGATATTGCGCAGGAATTGGTCGATCAGGTCGAAATTGGCGTTGAGCAGCCCGCCCCAGACGTTCTCGTCGGCGCCGACGGTGGGCTTGGTCAGGCCGGCATAGGGGGTGATCGGATCGGCCATGCCGGCCTCCTTTCAGGGAGCGCGCTCCCCTAGACGGTGTCGCCGCTGATCCAGTTGAAGGCCGAGCCGAAGCGCTGGCGCAGGCCGGCGTCGACCCGCAGGGTGCGGTCGAAGGAGGTGCGCAGGGAGGCCTGCATCTCGCCCATGGCGCGCACGAACTGGCCCTGGAAAACCCCGGCGCGCTCATCGTTCTTGAGGAAGGCGTAGGCCGCCGCCAGGGCCCCAAACAGGTAGCAGTCGGGGTGGTCGGTCAGAATCCAGTTGACCGGGGCGGTGCTCGACAGCGGCGGGATTTGCAGCTGGTAGTCCATGCGCGCCGGATAGGGCCGATCCGGGACCGGCCAGAACTCCAGCTGGGCGCCGACGGCGACGAACTCGCGCGGCTCCATCACGATCACCGCCGGGATCGCCTTGCGCTTGGCCATCTCCTCCGGGCTGATCTGGCGCAACAGCCGCCAGGTCCCCGATTTCAGGCGCAGGGTGCGCAACATGCGGAATTGCAGCGGCAGGTCGACAAATTCGGCGTCGATCAGGAAGTCATCGTGCAGCAGCTGTTTCGAGGTGCGCAGGATGCGATTCATATTGGCTTCGGCGAGGGCGACGAAGTCGGGAATCTGGGTCGACAGGTCGCTGCGCCGCAGCCAGGCGGCGACGCTCGCCTGGAGGGCGGCGTAGTTGGTGAAGGCCATGGGCGCCTCCTACGCAAAAAGGGGCCAGGGAGGAGAGACGCTGTCTCCCCTGCCCTGCCCCGGCCTTGCGGAGTCAGTTGTCGTGCAGCCGGCAGGCCAGTTGCGGGCGCAGGGCCGCCTGGCCGAACAGGATGTCGACGCGGCACGGGAACAGGTCGTTGACCACGTCATAGGCCCGCACCAGGCGCATGGAGATATTGTCCATGGTCTCGCGGTAGGCGAAGTCGACGCCCTTGGGCAGCACCAGGTCGGCGGTGGCGAAGGTAAAGGCGTCCTCCTGGTAGAACATCGAGGTGCCCGAGCCGCCGGCCGTGGTGGTCTGGAACACCAGGGCCGCCGTGCCGCTGCCGGGCGAGGCGACCACGTTCTGCGCCCCGCCGGAGGTGA